GGATTACAGCGCCTACGAGCTGACCATACGCACCAAAGTGAGCCCCTAGGGCTACTAGACTGCGGATTGGCTTGCAGCGAGCCTCCACTTCAAGGAGTCACGTCACATGGCAGTTGCAACCACGATTCTCGGCCCAGCGTATTTCGCAATTGGCGCATCGTCGCCAGGCACCGCGTACACCGACCAGGTGATCAGCGTCAGCGTCGTCAAGAGCCGCGAGGCGCTTGACCAGTCATCGATGGGCGACACAGGCCGCCAGATGGTCGGCGGATTGACCAACGTGGAAGTCACCGCAACGCTGCTGGTCAGCAACACGGCGATCAACGCCATTGCTGCTTTGGTGGGCACGCGCTGCTACGTGGCTGCACGTCGCAGCACTGGCGCTATCAGCTCGGACAACGTGGAGTATCAGGTGACCGGGGCGTTCTTGGAATCAGTCGATGTCGTGAATGCCTCGGTTGGTGAGCTCCAGGAATGCGAGGTCAGCCTGGTAGGTGGCACGCTCGTCGAAGATACGACGCCATGAAATTAAAGATCACGATGGCTTACGCACAGCCATCGGGGCAAATCGTGACAGAGACTGTTACGACGAATCTTGGCACCGTGTGTGCGTGGGAGACCGCGCACGGCACCAGCAGCAAAAACCTCGTGACACGCGAACGCCTTGATGATTATGGCTGGTTGTTTTGGTACAAACTGACCAAGCTGGGCAAAGAGAATCGCACGTGGGCCGAGTTTGAGGATGCGTTGGATGAGCTGATCGAGGTGCAGCCGATACAGGTAAACCCTACGGAAGCGGCAGTTACCGGCGCCAGCTAGCAGACCTGCTGCTCGCCACCGGATTCTGGCCGCCAGACGTACCGTTCGAGTTAGAGGATTTACGCACCGTGCAGTTCCTGTCAGAGAAAGCAAACCGACATGGCAGTCGATAGCACCGTCACAATCGTGGGCGTCAAAGAGACGTTGCGGCATCTGCAAAAACTTGAGCCCGACACCGCCAAGGCAATCAAGGCCGAATTCAAACAGATCGTAAAACCGATAGTCGATGCCGCCAAGCCACAAGTGCGTGAGCTGCCGTTGAGCGGCTTTGCGCGCAACTGGAAGGGCGGCAAAATCATGCCGTGGGATAAATCAGCCGTACAGAAATCAATCATTGCGCGATTCAGCAACCGCAAGCGAGGTAACAGCCTTGCGGTGTTCAGCGTCACGATGAAAAGCCCGGCAGGCACGATTTTTGACATGGCAGGCAAAGCATCACCGAGCCGCTTGGCTGCTGCGCTTGATCAACTGGCAGGCCGACCGTCGCGTCTGATGTGGCCCACGTATGAACGGCACGCCGATCAGGTCAACGAAAATCTGGCGCGATTGGTCGAGAAAATCACCGACGAAGCGAATCGTAGGCTGGTGGGCTAATGGCTGTAACAATTCCAATCATTTCAGAGTTCGATGGCAAAGGCATCAAGTCGGCAATTGAGGAGTTCAAACAACTCGAGGGCGCTGGCGCTAAAGCCAAGTTCGCACTGACGAAGGCTGCCGTACCGGCGACCGCTGCCATCGGTGCCCTGGCTGGCATCATCGGGGTGTCTGCCAAGGCCGCGATGGAGGATGCAGCAGCACAGGATCACCTCGCAGGCGTGATGCGTCGCGCCGGTATGGCGACCGATGAGCAAATTGCCAAAACCGAGGAATTCATCAGCGCACAGTCAAGGTTGACCGCCACGACCGACGATGAGCTACGCCCGGCGATGGCAACGCTGGTCAATGCGGTAGGTGAAGCCAACTACGCCCAAGAGCTGCTCGTCAAAGCCCAGGACATCGCAGTCTCCACAGGCAACGACCTGGCGACCGTCACCGACGCGATGGCAAAGGCAGCCAACGGCAACATGAAGGCACTTGGCAATCTTGACCCATACGTCAGGCAAATGATTAAAGGTGGCGCTGAATTTGATGAGGTGTTGCAGGCGTTGGAGATTCACACAGGCGCTGCGAGTCAGGCTGCCGAGACCCAGGCAGGCAAAATGAAAAACCTACAGATTCAATTTGGTGAAGCCCAGGAATCGATTGGTGCCGCATTTCTGCCGGTGTTGACCGCGCTGGTCGAGAAGCTGATACCTGTCGCCACATGGATGCAAGAAAACACCGACATAGTGCTGATTCTTATGGGCGTGGTGGGCGGCCTGGCTGGTGCGATTCTCGCGATCAACGCGGCAATGAAGGTTTATCAGGCGACGCTCGTAGTCGTCAAGGTTGCCCAGGCCGCGCTGAATTTCGTGATGTCGGCCAACCCGATTGGCGTTGTCGTGCTTGCCATTGCAGCCTTAGTGGCTGCACTGGTCATCGCGTACAAAAAATCCGAGACGTTTCGCAACGCCATTGACGCGATGTTCAGTTTCATCAAGACCGCCATCGAGGGCTCGGTTGATTTCATCAAGGGCTACCTCAACACCGTGCTCGGGTTCTACAAGAGCATTTTCAACGGCATCGCAAAGCTGTGGAACAGTACGGTAGGCAAGCTGTCATTCTCGGTGCCCGATTGGGTACCAGGTATCGGCGGTAAAGGTTTCAGCGTGCCCGACATTCCGATGCTGGCTGAAGGCGGCATCGTGACCGGGCCGACATTGGCGATGATTGGTGAGGCAGGCCCGGAGGCCGTAGTGCCGTTGTCGCGCATGGGTCAAATGGGCAACATCACCATAAACATCAATTCCACGGTCGCTGATGATCGCCTGGGCGACATCATCGTTAACGCAATCAGGCAATACAACCGGCGCAGCGGCCCAGCACAAATACAGGTCGCCTGATGGCTGCCAACGTAGTCCAGGCAGGCTCGTACCTGCTCGAGCTAGGTACCGGGTGGAACTGGAACGGTTTTCGCTTGGGCGATTACGCCACCAAAGTCACGCGCACGAATCTGTTGCCAAATCCTTCATTTGAAACAAACACGACGAATTGGAGCAATCAAACAGCTTCAACAATTAGTCGAATTACCACCGACGGTTATGTTGGCTCATGTTCGTTGCAAGTGGTTTCAACTAATCCTGGAGCCAATCAGGGTGGCGCAAGTATCAATGTTGCTGGATTAAGAATTCCAATCACTGCTGGTTTGTCGTATAACTGCTCTTGCTATGTCAAGGTGCCTGTTGGTCAACCCACAATCACAGTTGAAATGGATGTTTTAGCTTTTAACGCAAGTTCTGGAGGTTCGGTGGTCAATGAATTGGATGGAGCTAACACAACAATCACAAACACTGATGGTTGGGTAAGACTTGATACAACACTTGTTCCCGCATCAGGGGCGACGCATTTGGCGTTTCGCATCAATTTTTCAAACGCTTCTACGGGAACATTTACTTGGTTAATTGACGGCGCGCTGGTTGAACAAACTTCGTCAGTTCGCCCATACTTTGACGGCTCTTACAGCAAACAGTGGGTTGGGTACGACCAAATCGGCCCAACCTCGTGGACAGGCACAGCCAACGCCAGCACTTCAACAGGCCAATGGGGTTTGATCAGCTCAGCCACTGGCGACGGCGTACTTAATGGCACCACTTACGTACTTGACGGCACAGAGCAATACGCAGACATCACCGACTATGTACGTGAGGTGACGTACCATCGCGGCAGACGCAACATTGATGACCAATTTTCGGCAGGCACATTGTCATTCAACATGATTGACAAAACAGGCATTCTTGGCCCATACGACACCAACAGCCCCTATTACGATCCGACCAACGACAAGCCAGGGCTCGCCCCGATGCGTAAAGTGCGCCTTAGCCGTGCAGGCCAATACCTGTTCATCGGCTATGTCATGTCCTACACTTACGAGTTCGCCCTGGCTGGGTACAACAGCGTGTCGGTTTCATGCGCTGACGATTTCTACCTGTTGAGCCAAACGCAGATGGCGGCATTTAACCCCAACTCTGAAACCAGCGGCGCACGCATCACGACGGTGCTGGCGTTACCCGAGGTTGATTACACTGGCACAACCAACGTCGCCACAGGCACGGTCAATCTGGGCCACGATTCGAGCTACAACGTGGCGGCAGGCACCAACACGCTGCAATACCTCAACGCAATCAACGACGCCGAGCAGGGCCGCCTGTTCATGTCGCGTGATGGCGTATTGACCTTCCAGCAGCGCATAGGAGCCACACTGAGCGGCTCGGTTATTACGTTCGCTGACGATGGCACCGCCAGCGCCTACGACCGCGTAGACATCGAATTTGACGCCGATGGCGTAGTCAACCGGACATACGTTGAAGCCCTAAACGGCAACACAGCAACCGATCAAGACCTGACGAGCCAAGCCACGTATTTCATCCAATCCAAGTCCATCACTGGCAGCCTGCTGCATCAAAGCAGCGAAATTGCCGCCCTGGCGGCCTACCTGCTCGAGCCTGAGCCATCACCGCGTTACACAGCTGTAAGCACCAACTTCTCCATGCTGACCGACGGAGAGCGCAACCTGGCAGCCCTGGTCGACATCGGTGACACCATCACCATCACCAAAAACATCACCGGCCTATCCAGCCTCACCTCCGAGCTCTCGGTCGAAGGCATTGAGGGCACCATCAGCTTCCAGTCAGGGCACCGAATCACCTATTTCACGGCCCCAACCACAGTCGTATTTGAGCTGATTCTCAATGATGCCGTGTACGGTCAGCTTGACGGCACGAACGTATTAGGATGATGTAACCATGGGTGTCAACGCACAAACAACAGTTCCTACGTTCACCGCTTCTCAGGTGCTCACAGCCGATCAGATGAATCAATCGGCGCGTACTGGCGTGCCGGTGTTCGCTGACACCACAGCTCGAGATGCGGCATTCGGTGGCGCAGGAGAAAAGACGCTTGCCGAGGGGCAGCTTGCCTATGTTGAAGGCACTGGCCTGCAGTCGTACAACGGCAGTTCATGGGTGACATGGGGTACCGCGCCGACTAGGGGATTGGCATTCATCACTGGCACTACGTTTAGCGGTGCAGTCAGTTTCAGTTTGCCTAACGACACATTCACCAGCACCTATCAGAGTTACCGAATCTGGGTGCAGATCACTTCGGCAGTAACAAACAACTCAACACTGTCAATGCGTTTGCGTGCCGCTGGCAGCGACAACACGACAGCCAACTATAACTCGTCAATTTCTGGCTGTTCATCAGGTGGCTCAGCCCAAAACAGCGGCGTCGGCGCAGGCACAAGTTTCACCATCGGATTTACGCGACAGGGCTATACGAGCGACGTTTGCACATTTATCTTTGATGTCGTAAGCCCGAAAGAAACACAAGCAACGACCTATCAAGGAACTATTGCCGGTCAAATTGCGGCAAACCTTTTGGGATTTGGCAGCATCGGCGGCCAATTTCAAGCCACCACATCGTTTGATGCTTTGAGCATTATTAGTTCATCGGGCAACATCGCAGGTTCATACAAGGTATACGGTTATGCCAACAGCTGAACGCCCCTACACACAAGACGGCTTTGACCTGCGACCGATGACCGATGAGGAATGGGTTCAATACGAGCAGCTTCGCAAAGACATTGTTACGCACGAGAACCCCCCTGAATCAGAGGCGTAAATGAAATGGCAATACATCCTCGAGGATTGGCTCAAGGCATTCGTCGCTGGATCCGTCGCCGTGCTTATCACAAGCGACTACAACGTCGAAGGCGCGCTAAAAGCAGGGCTCGCAGCGATGCTGCCGCTGATCTACGCTTGGGCAAACACGAAAGACCATAGGTACGGTCGCAAGTGAAACTCATAGTCAAGCCGGTACGACTACCGGCTGACCTACGCAGCATCGAATGGGGCAAGCTGCCCGACTACCTGCTCGTGCCAATCAGGCCTTACGGCAGGCTGCATCCCTTGGCTGCTCAGGCGTGGGAAGCAATGCGTAAAGCCGCGCACCGCGACGGAATCAGACCCCTAAAGCCGACCAGCGTTGCAGACACGTATCGAAGCCTTGAGATACAAGAGCGCGGATTCTTGGCGCGGTACACCACGGCCCCGATTGAAAACAGCAAATCAATACGCACCTACAAAGGGCAAAAGTATTACCTAAAGCCAGGGCTGGCCCCGATGGCAGTGCCTGGTCGCAGCTTTCACAATTTGGGGCTGGCGGTCGATGTCAGCGATGCCAACGGCCTACGCCTGCAATGGATGCGCGACAACTGCGACAAATACGGCTTCACCTGGGAGCTGCAATCCGAGCCATGGCACATCAGGTATTTCATGGCAGAATCAATACCGGCAGCAGTTCAAGAATGGATCGACTCGCATGCCAACAGAGATCTACGTAGCGCTGATTAGCGCAATCGCCATCATCATCGCAGCCGGGCTACCAGCCTGGCTGATTGAGCGAGCACGCAAAGAAAACAGCTCGGATCACGCATACGTGCGCCGGATTCTTACTAGGGTGGAACGCAAGATTGACAACCACTTGGAGGATCACAGCAATGGCGTTACGCGACGAATTGGAACCGAAAAAGGAAAAGTTACAGACGTTGATTGAGTGGGTCAAAGCCCAACCCAACGCTGATGAATGGCACGAGGTGCTGATGGATTACAGCTACAGCCTTCGATCACTGGCCCAACTGTGCCACAAACATGGCGCACCGCCAGCAGTTACGCAAAACACGGTGCACAGATACCGCGAGCGCCATGCTTCGTGACGAAGTAAACCAACTGCAATCTGCCGACCAGCTGCGTCAAGCGTTGGCGCGCACACAGCAGGCGCTGGTCAAAGCCAAATTCGCGAAGGATGAGCTCATCAGCGCGGTGTACCAAGCCGCCAAGGATGCGGCCCTAGCGGTCGAGCCGGTACGAATCAAGCCGATAGCCAAAGACAAACGCACAGGCAAACCAGAGGTCGCCCTGGTGCATTTGACCGATTGGCAGTACGGCAAACAAACTGTGAGCTACGGCCCGACCACGTGCGCCCAACGCATTGAACAGTTCATCGACAAGACCATCCACATCACGGACATTCAACGCAAGCACCATCCGGTCAGAGAGGTGTACGTGCTGCTCGGAGGCGACATGGTCGAGGGCTTGGGCATCTTCCCAGGGCAGGTGTACGAAGTGCACGCACACCTGTACGAGCAGCTATTC